ACTCTTTGTCATCGAAAGTTAAAACAGGCTTTTGTTCTTTTTCTTTTTTAGCCATTATTTAGCTCCTTTGTTTGTTGTTACTTAGAAAGTTTTGCTTCTAATTCTTCTACCTTAGTTGATAGCTCTTGAATTGAATTAACCATAGCCCAAATCATAGATTCATTATTAGCTGTCATCCATCCTTTACTATTGGTTTTTACCATTTCAGGTAGAGCTTCTATTGCTTCTTGAGCGATAATACCTTGCCTTACTTTATCAGGGTCAAATCCAAATACATTATCTTTTTTAAATTGAAATTGTTTTATGTTCAATTTATTTATAGCATCAAGACCAACATTCCAATCTTCAATATTTCTTTTTAATCTTTCATCAGATACTTGTGACCAAGCATTACCATCATCACCCATATAAACATCTGTCACGCTACTATTACCAATCATAACAGTATTTGCACCAGTTGATGCAGTTGTAGCTGTATACCCTATAGCAGTTTGATTATTCGCATCTACATCAAAAGCTGTATGCGCCCCTAATCCTGTGTTTTGCACTCCAGTTGTTATTCCATCACCTGCCCTATATCCCAATGCGGTATTATAAGCATTAACAGCACCTGAGCCATTCATTACCTTTAATGCTTCTTTACCAATAGCAGTATTACAACTATCTTGAGTAGATGTCCATAATGCCTGATAACCAAGTATAGTATTTGCTCCACCTGTCGAGATATCAAAACCAGCTTGGTATCCAACTGCAGTATTAGGCTCAGCTCCATCTATTGAGCTGTGGTCAGTAAGAGCAGATGAACCTATTGCTATTGTTCCAGTTTGAGCGTTACTACCAGTATTATCCATAGCAAGATATCCAATCGCCACACAATCTGCCAACGCCCCAGTTCCACCTTTTCCTGCGTATGTACCAATGAAAACATTATCATCCGATGCATCATTATTGATGCTCTGACCAGCACCAGTACCTATTACAATATTGTTATCTTCAGCCCCATCTGCTGACATTAAAGCAGCGTAACCTATTGCGATATTATCAGTACCTGCTGTAAGTGCTGTAGCTGATGCATACCCCATAGCAATATTCCCACCACCTGTAGTGAGAGCTTGTAATGCACCATATCCTACCGCTACTGTGTGATTTATTCCTGTGTTATTGCTACTGTTACCTAGTAATGCATTTCTGCCTACAGCAACACAACCTGTAACTGCAACAGCTGCCTTAACATCTTCCATGCAACCTCTACCTATCGCAACATTCTCAGCTGCTGTAGTAGCTGTTTTTAAACTTCTGTAACCTAACGCAACATTAGCATCTCCATCGGTAATAGCTGCTAAACTACTATAACCTACAGCAACATTATTTGATGCATCATTATTAGCAGCTGTTCCAGTAGAAGTCATTGCATTGTGACCTATCGCAGTATTTTGTGAGCCAGCTCCAATAAGAGCCATTGTTGTGCTACCTACTGAAACATTATTCCCCGCTGTTGTGTGGCTATATCCCGACTGATATCCAATTGAAACATTGTGGTCGCCAGTTGTAATTGAAAATCCTGATTGACTACCTACTGAAACATTACTCTGTGATGTGTTGTTTCCAGCAGTTCCTGATGATTTCATAGATTCGTAACCAACTGCTACATTGTCACCTGCACCATCTACAAGTTCTCCAGCCTTATATCCAATGTAAACATTATTGCTTCTTTGAGTAACTCCATGACCAGCTCTTTCTCCTAAGAATACATTGTATTGCCCCGAACTAATACTTCTGCCTGAATTATAACCTATTGAAGTATTACTATCTCCGCTTGTTAAGTCTTGACCAGAATGTCCCCCAATTAAAACATTGCTCGTAGCACTACTTATACCTGAACCTGAACCAGCGTGGTGTCCAATAAATATATTATCAACACTTCCTGACCCTATACTATTACCAGCTAGGTATCCAAACAAGGTGTTCCCAGTTGTACTATCTGAACCACCTGTATCACCACCATCATTATTACTAAGACTGATGCGACAATTTTTATCTAATTGCATCACAGTAGTAAGATTACCACCTGAATAAAAAGTGTCCCAATGTCTAAATCCTAAATTTCCACTACCATTGGCTCTTACTATATCCCAATTAGAAGTGTTACTTGTATCTCCTGAGTTTCCTATTTTAAGAGATACAAATCCTCCGTCATTTGTACTATTTAACAACATACTAAAGTCAGAAGCAGTCTGTAATGAAAGTGGAGTATTTGCATCAAATGCAGTGGTTCTTCCAATCGCCACATTACCTGAAAATATACCTGCTAAATTAGTATCTGCACCAGCCGCAGTGACATGGATTCCTACATTTTTTGTAGTTCCCGTTGCATCGTCTGAATTAACATCAACTTTTAATCCTGTTAAATTAACTTCAGATGTTCCATTATCTGCGCCTGAATCATCAAAATCAATATGCATAGCATCATAATTAAGAACTGCACTAGCATCCATTGTGCTAGTTTTATTTATATCAAAAAGAATTGCTCTGTTTGTAGCTGTAGTATTTCCACTAACAGTTCGAGTTAAATTTATTGATTTAGTAGTGCTACCCGCACTATGAGACAAATCTAAGAGACTACTGGGTGAGTCAGTTCCGATACCTAATCGACCTGTAGAAGTCATAGACATCGCATAAGCTCCACCTGCGTAATAATCTAATCTATCATTTGCGTGTGAATACCTTATTATGCCTCTTTGATTACCACCTGAATCTCCAAAAAATATATTAGAACTACTGCTTGCTCCTGATAAAATTGTTAAACCTGAATGACCACTACCCTCAATTAATAATTCATCAGCATCTGCGTGAGCAGTGCCACCACTAGAAGCAGTTTGAATTTTTAGACCACCCTCTATAATTTCATCGTAAACACCGTTAGATGCACTTCCTTCTACAGTTAAATCTCCTGATATAGTAACGTCACCAGATATTGTTCCACCTGATAATGCGACATTTAATGAGTCAGCTCCAGATGTTAATACTGCGTTTAATGTTTCTTTTGAAGTGGCTGCGTTTAAGCCTATTGAATTACCCGAAGAATCTGTATATACTTTATTTAAAACTTCTTGGGTTGTATACTTTCGTAAATTATCTGCCATAACTTACTCCTTTTTATCCACCACCACCGCCACGAAGGCACTTAATTTTTATCTCACTGCGTAAGGTGAGACTGGGAAAGCAGAAGATATTATTCTTTTGTTGCTTTCATTGTCTGCTAATTTACTATAAAATTCCTTTATGTAATATTCTTTTTTATCTATTTCTCCTCGTTCTTCAAACATCATTGCTTTAACATAATCTACTACTGCTAAACAAAGCATTTTATTAAGATTAATACTAGATGTACTATCAGGAGACGTTACTTCTTTTGGTATTTGTGTAACTGTAATTCTTTGGCCCACATCTTCAGTTGTAAATGTAATTGCTGTTCTTAACAATTTATTAGCTGTTCCAGCAAATGCAGTAATAGTATAATCACCATCATTGCTAGTTGAACCTTGAACTCTTACTTTATCACCTACCGCAAATCCACTTGTAGTATCCCAAAAGTTAGAAGTAGTAGTTACTATATCATTACCAACAAAACTTATATTAATTCCACTAGCTTTTGAATTAGATGCCTCTAATGATTCTGCAACAAATGGTTCATTTAATGCAGTATATTCTACTCTTAATCCATTTGCAATATCTTCATCTGGATACATTAATTCATTATGATAAGATTGCAGTATACCAGTTTGTGTTATCCTAGTTCTATTTCTACTTCCTAATAACTTATAAAGTAAAAGTTCTCTACCTCTTAAATAATAAAAATATTCTTTATCTACATAACTACTCATGGTGATGTATCCTCAAGTAAGTAATGAGGTTGACTAGATAGTCTTTTAATTCTTTTATATCTACTATCACTTGTATCTAATATACTTACATTTTCTATGCCAATTAAATCAGCAGGTAGTATATAGACATTATCATCACTATCTACTGAATTTAAAACATCTTGTTTGCTTACTTTAATTTTTTCTTTTGTATTACTTTGTATTAAATGGAGAGCATCTTTTATATATGCAATAGCAAGTGTTTCATTCTCAATACCTGCTCTTTCCATTAATTCTAATACTGTCATTATCTTGCTCCTTGCATTGCCATCGCAGTTGCTAATGTTTTAGGATTGTTTTCTATATAAGATTTTATTTCTGCTAATGCTAAATTATAATGTTGTTGAGACATTTGACCAAAGTGTGTACGTTCTCCTAATTGAGCCTGTATTGTTTGAATCCTTGCCATTAACATTTCACTATCTTCTTCTGTTCTTATCCAATGTTCTGTTCCCATACTACTTGGGTCTGCACTAAAATCTCCTTGTCTAGCAACTACCATCATTAATTTTGCAAACTCTTTAAAACAAGCATAATTAATAACTGCATTTCTTAAATCAGAATCATCATCAACTTTAAGATAATCTACATAGTAATAGTAACCTTCTTGACCAACTGCTGGTTCTGGTTGTATTTGAATTTTACCATCAGAAACAACATAAATAGGATGTGTTGATGTTGCTTTTTTTAAACTACTAGAATCAGCTGCCCAAGCTAAATCATCTAATGGTATTTCTCTACAAGGATACCCATTTCTTTTAACACTTATAATAGTATCTACATTTAAAGTTGCATCCGCATCTGTATTACTTGTCATAACGCCAGATTGACTAGAAGCCCATCCCATTAAATTTTTAGGAATATTTGCTACTACAAATTTTTGTGCAGATACAATAAAGTTTGCGTCAGGAGTTTGACCATTTTTTGTTATATCTGATATTTCAGCTGCTATTACTGTTGTTGCCATATTTTATTTCCTATATACAGGGGAGCCGAAACTCCCCCATATATTGTTTATTTACTAACTAAATGGTGTAGCTAAAGTACCACTACCTAGTAATTGACCTTCAACTGTCCAATATCCGTTCTCATTAACAGTGAATTTTGCCCAGCTGCCAATTAGACCGCCTTTTGTGCTTCCATTCATTGAAAAAATAAGGTCATCGGATTCATCAGCTGCAAACTCAGCTTGGTTAGCAACTGCATCAGTAGCCTTAGTAAGATAAACGCTGCCTTCAAGTAAATCGCCAGACGCTGCTGTTACTGAAACAAGGTCAGAAGATGTAACAGTAACTGCTACTTCTATCTTAACCCACAATCCAGCATCAGTTGCATCTATCGAAGGAAGAGTTATATCCATTCCATTAGCATGATGACTTGCATATGTTCTACATAGCTCATCTTTGCTAGGGGAATATTGACTATTGTTGCCAGCCACAATTACATCAAGAGGCCCTCTAAAAGCATTACTAGCTTTATTTAGAGCATCACCATCTTTATTTTGACCATATAAAGGTATGTTTTTAGACATTGATTACCTCCTATTTCCAGACCGCATGGGCTTCAGGCATACGCCATTCCATCCCAGCTTCTGTTTGAATTAAGTCAACCCTTCGGTCAACACCACTATTCTCAAGAGTCTGAACTCCAACGTATACTGCTGTATCACGATTCAATCCATTACCAACCAAAGGTCTGTAAGCACATTGAGTCATGTTAACTGCTAATATTTTAACTGCAGTTCCATCTAAATGAACATTGCGAACAAGATTCATATTTCCATAAGGAGTCATTACTTGAGTAACATCTAATCCGTAGACATTCTTTTTACCTGAAATACTAAAATCAGCACGACCAATACCATTTGATTGTGTACCAACTTTTTGTACGTTAGCAGAAAAATATCCACTTAGTTTATGCATCCAATTGTATGTATCAGTAGAACACATAAATAGAGTTGCATTTGCATTGTTGTAACGAGGGTCTAAGAATTGAGACATATCATCAAGAAAGTCATCTTGAGACTTTGTTCCAGTTCCACCAATACCTGCACCATCAAAGATATTACCATAACCAGTAATAAAGCTAAGAGCTCCTTCAGTATATTGTACTCCGTCTACAGTTCCTTGAGAACCAAATAATAATGATTGCTCAATATCGAACTTATGCTCAATTAACTTTTGTCTCCAAATCCTTGCAAATTCATTTGGTTCATACTTAAGAACAGTTGCTCTTGTAGTATTATCCATTGCCATTGCAGTTTTGAAGATTTGAGTTAATCCAAAAGCAGTTGAGAAAGGCTGGTCTTTCCAAGACTCTGGATAACCAGAACCCTGAGCGTGACCATTTCCTACAACGTAACTTCTTGCTCCTTCTAGAACATTAGCGATGTTTGCGCTATAAACAGTTCCAAGAGGGTCATCATTACAATAACTTGCAAGATACTTAAAAGTAACTGCAGATATTGGTTTGATAACTGTACCACTTACAGGAGTCCAATATGCTGTTCTAGCTCCGCCATCTTCTGCAGCTCCATCAGAAAGGTCTGCAAAAGCTACAGAACCACTTTCATTATCATGAACTGTATCTATTTTAACAAGTATATACTCATCAACATCATTAGATGTTACAGCGCTACCATTTGGTAATCCACCACCATCAGTAGAACTCATATTTACTTTTATTACTGCATCTTTAAGTAAAAAAGCAGGTTGCGTTCCAGATTCTCCGACTAGAATGTCGTTATCTGTATTACCTATGATACCACCTCTATTTCCAGCTGCTTTATAATCAGTAGCCATAAGTAATCTTACTTTATCGCCAGCAGAAGTTCCTAGAGCTGCATCTGAAGTAGTTTTTAATTCTGCTTCTGTAAAAACATTACTTCCATTATTGTAACCAATTACATAAGCATATCGTTTGTGATACGAATGTCTTTGTTCAGTAAATTTGAACTCAGGGTCATCCGTAGGTTTTTTAGCAACTTGAGAAACAAATCTGAAAAAAGGGTCTTGAGCTATTGAAAGTTCAGAAACTCTATCTCCAAAATTGTATTTTCTTCTAAGGTCGCCTGTGTCTTTTGAAGTACCATCACTCCAACCTTGTACGTCAGAATAGGACTCCATGCCGAATACATCAGCCATTTTTATACCTCTTTAGTTTGAGTTAATGGCTAACAATATAATTTTATATACTGAAAGCCTTTTCTAGTTCACTGTCAGTACCCAAAATGGCATCAAAAACATTATCGTCTGCATTTTTCTCAACAGGAACACTACCTTGTGTTGCAAGGGTGCCTGGTTGAGACTGCACTTCTCTCATCTTGTTTTGAATTTCTTGTCTTGTTGAATCAGCAATTTGATTATCTCTGTTTTTACGATTCATCAAGTAATATATATCTTCAAGTTCTAAAGACTTACTTTTAGCAAAATCAGTAAATGTACTCCATTCTTCATCAGACATATTCATCTTTTGTTTGAATTGAGCTTCTTTAGCCATTTTTGCATTTTCGCTTTTTTGAGCTTGTAGTGTATTATTTAAACGACGCTGTACAATACCATCGATTGTCGCACCCATTACTTTTGCAGAATCGGAATCAGGTTTAGAAAATGCCTCATCAGGGTCAAAAACAAAATCTTCATCAAGATTCAGTTGTTGATTCATTGATTGTGGGGCCTGACCTCCACCCTCAAAATAATTTCTTACATGAGAAATTAAATTAGGGTCTTCACGCATAGCATCTAGAATAGGCATATAAGGTTCAATTTCTTTTAGTTTTCCATTGAGTCTTTTAGCTTCTCTACTAGAATCGCTATATCGTTTTTGCAAGACTTCATTGTCATCTTGCGGATGAACTTCTACATTAGGGCTCGACTGCGTGTTATCGCTTTGTACCGAGGTTGGTTGTGTTGGTTCGTCTAATATGCCTCCATTTACTTCTCTATCTAATGATTCAAAAAAATCACTTGAGCCGTTCATGACTGCATCTTGTACGTTTGTACTTTCGGGGGCTGCTTGAGCGTTACCTACTTGTTCTGACATACTTTCTCCTATTTTAAGGTTATTTTAATTTAGCAACTATAAAATCTAAAATGCAATAATTAAGATTGCTCGTTTTGAGCAACGTCTTGCTTACTAGATTCCATGTCGTTTTTCATTTCGTCTTTCATTTTCTGAAATTCAACTTTTAACATTCCTCTTAGAAGTTTTTGTTGCGCTTCAGTTTCAAGAACATCTTTTCGTATTTCATTTGATGCATCACCTACTTTCATTTTAATACCTGCTTGTACTAATTGACGTTGTAGTGTTTCTATCGTTCCATCCTTATCTTTAATAGTTTCTTGTATAGATTCTAATTGACCTTGCATTTGAGATAACATTGACTTTCTTTCAACAATCTTATCTTTATTTCTAATGTCTGTTTCAGCTAACATTGCAATATCATCAATTAATCCAGATTGATACCATTTAAAATATTCTTCTAATAATGCCCATCTATTTAATGGTAGTGTTGCCCCTGCAATTATTCTTATATCAAATCTTGCAGATGCATAATCTTTATATTTACCAATAGCTTTACCATAATCATTATATAAGTTTACATTAATTCTTACTTCTTTTTCTTCATCATTACCCGCCATTGGTTGTACAATTCTAAATACTTTTTCAATTGTATAATGTTTTTGAGCCATCATTTTAAATACTCTACCTAAGTGTTCGAGTGAAGGTTCTACAATACTATTCATCCATGCTTTTAATCTACGAGTACCAAATTCATCATTAGCAAGTAATCCACGATATGTTTCTGCTTGGTCTTGAGAGAATCCCATCATTGCACTAGGTACACCACTAATATATTCTGCATCTGTTTTACCTTGTTGAACAACAGTAAAAAATGCATTATTAATTGGTGCTGGTTGTATTGGGGTAGGGGGAGAAAATCCACTTCTATATTTTAACAATGCTCCAGGCGCTGAAGAATACTTTTCCCATTCATCTTCAGGAACTGAACCTTCTTCATACATCCATCTAAGATTAGAAGATAAGTTTGCATTGTGAAGCATTATTTGATGTGCTTTATTTATTTCTTGTTGCTTACCTATAAGTGGAGTTACTGCACTCATAGCATATGGAGTTCCTGTATACATATATGGAATAGGAACAATTGGATATTCATTTATAGGAATAATAAATTCATATAAAAATGTATCATCTCCTACACTTACAGTCTTTACAATTCTATTTTCATAAAACTCTACAGAATCAACAATGTTTTTAGAAAAATTCTTATCTTGTTCAAACTTTTTATAAGATGCTTCACTCATTACTTGTTCTTTAATAATAGTAGCTTCATCTCTAGCTTGAGATATTAATTCCATTTCTTTTTCTCGTATTGCTTGAGCAGCCATTTTTTGAGAATTTTCAATCATTAATTTTGCTCGTTCTGGAATTATTTCACCTTCTTGAACTTGTTGTTCAATTTGCATTTGTTTTTCAATTAATCCCACTTCTATTTCTTGCTTAAAAGATTCTAATTCTTCTTTTACTTGCTCTTTTAACATAACAAGTTGAGATTCAGAAGGTTCTATTTTAATATATACATTTCTGTATTTAAATTTTTTCTTTGCATATGTTTCATAGTATGGTAAAATGTCATCATCTTCAGCATCTATATTAACACCATATGTCAAATCTTCTGATTGAATACTATCTGTAAAATCAATATCTCTTTGTGAATAGGATACTACATCAGTTCCTTTTGATACCTTTTTAATTTTTGCTTCAAATTGTGGTAACATATTAATAAGTCTTGCTCTGGCAATATTCTTTCTTATTTGAATAAAGTTCGCATCTCTAAATAAAAAGTCTCTACTAGCAGGGTCTACAAATACATCATAAGGGTCAAGTCTTTTAAAACAAACCTCACCTACTCCTCTATCAGCATCTTTATCAATATCTACAAGAAAATAACCTAATCCCTTAGTAAGTGAATCTAATATTACTTGACTATATAAAGATTTTCCATTTGATAAATACCAACAATAATCTGCTACATCAGCATGTACTTGAGCGACATCTACATCATCCCCAGTTGCTCCTACTGCTTTCCACTTAGGGTCATTAGCAGTTACAAAGTATTTCATTATTTCTATAATAGGTGTTATTCTATTTATAGTAAATGTTGGCATTCCAGATTCTTCCAACATTGTAAGTTCTTCTTTTGTAAGTTGTTCGTTTAGATAAAAATCATATCCTTTTTGACTTACACTTTGCCATCTATGTCTATGGGAGTTATTTACCTTATCCCATATTTGTTTATTTATCTGTGCTTTATTTTTTTTAGTTACTCTTGCCATTATCCTCTAATCTCCACATGAACTAAGTCATCAAATTTATTATCTTTAGTCTCACCATCGCCATCCCAGTCGCCGCCCCAACGAACAGGAATATTTAATTGTTTTGCAATACCTCGAATCATTCCACCCATATAATGAAACCTATCTCTATCTTCCCAATCTATTGGATAAGGAGCGAGGTCTACAGCTTTTCCTTCAATGTGTTTGCTGAACTTTGTTTTAGTTGAGCCTTCTTTTAGTAACTTTTCCTGTCGTTGCTCGCTCCGCAATCCTTCAATGATTGTAACATCCATTATCTTAACTAATTCATTTAAGACATTAACAAGTCTAGTGTCTACTCCCCTTAATCGTTCTTTTGACCTTTTACCAAATTTAGGCATATATACTCCTTACGATACTAACCAGCTTTTTGCTTTTCTTTTTGGCTTAAACCATGATGTTTTTTCTTTATTCTTTTTCATATTAGGCGGAAATGAGTGTATTTGTGCGTAATAAAGAGATTCTATTGTATCATCGTGAGCCATTTTAGGGCCGAAAGTAAGTATTTCGTTAATC